AGTCGCTCATACACATATATTATTAAAAATGTTTATTCCGACCCTAGTGAAGTATTCGACGCTATCATCACAGACGAACGTATTCTAGAACGTGCTAGGAGTGTTACTGAGTCATATGATGACTTTATCCAAGCGGCACAACAATACGGTTCTTCACATGATTGGTTACATCGATTAGAGGGTGTATACTCAGCAAAGGAGTCACTCAAAGATGCTAAACGAAAACTCTACAGAGCAGTTGCCAACGTCAATATTCTTGAAGGTATTAGGTTCTACGTTAGCTTTGCTTGTTCTTTCGCATTTGGTGAGCTTAAGCTTATGGAAGGATCAGCTAAAATTATTAGTCTTATCGCAAGAGACGAAAACCAACATTTAGCAATTACCCAAAATATTTTGAATAAGTGGCGAGATGGTGATGACCCTGAGATGAAGCAAATTGCAAAAGAAGAGGAAGAGTGGGTCTATAAAATGTTTGAACGTGCGGTAAATGAAGAAAAGAGATGGGCAGAATATTTGTTTAAAGATGGTTCTATGATTGGATTAAATGATAAACTTCTTTGTCAGTATGTTGAATGGATTGCTAATCGTAGAATGAAATCGATTGGTCTTAAACCTCTTTATGATATTTCTGCAAAGAACAATCCACTTCCTTGGACACAGCATTGGATTTCTTCAAAAGGATTGCAAGTTGCTCCACAAGAAACAGAAGTTGAATCTTATGTTGTTGGTGGAATTAAACAGGATGTTAATAAAGATACTTTTACTGGATTTAAACTTTGATACTAGGGAGGGTTAACCTCCCTTTTTTTATAAATACAAATAAACATCTAATTCTAGGGATATGAACTTTACTAATATTTCTGAAGCATACCAAGCAATTTATGAACCAATTGAATTGGTTGAAGAATTCCTTTCAGAGGAATACGACGGTATCGAAGATCTGACTGAAGAGAATTTCAGTGACATTGTTGAAGAAACTGTCTATGAAGTTTTAGAAGAAGGTCTTGAACTTGATGAGTTAGATGATATTTTTGAAGCAGTAATTATGGAACTTAATCCATATGCTCCTGCTGGATCAAAAGATGCTAGAGCATATCAAAAGTCAACTTCATCATCTAAGCGTGGTGCTGAGAGAGCAGCAGCAGTCTCTGCAGCAAAGGAAAAGGTAAAGGGTGCAGTTAAGAGTACAGTTAAGAAAGTTAAAACAAAAGCTATTTCTGCTAAAGGATCTGCTGAGAAGACTACAAAGGGACTTAAGCAGCAGTCTCATGTTGGTCTTGCAAAATATGCAAGTAAGCATAATTTAGTTAAGGGTGCAGGTCTTAAAACTCAGTCAAGCAAAGGTAGAGGTGAACTTCGCTCTGCAGTTGTCAAGCATGTAGGTTCTAGAGTTAAATCAAAAATTAAATCTGCAATTGGTAAAGTAAAGCAAAAGGCAGCATCTGCAGCAGTCTCAGGATATGCAGCAGCACGTTCTGCTAAGCAAGCAGCATCTGATGTCAAAAACAGAGCAGTACAATCTGTTAAGAATAAGGCAGCAGTTGCAAAGCGTAATGTAAAGGGTGCAGCAGGTGCAGCAAAAGCAGGTGCTAAGAGTGCTGTAGGTAAGGCAGCAAGAGCAGTCTCCACTGGTGCTGGTAAGGTTGCTTCCAAATTGGGTGAAGAGTTTGATACTTATGATATCGTTCTTGAGTATCTTTGTGTAGAAGGTTATGCAGATACCTTAGAAGATGCAGAATGGATTATGGCAAACGAACTTGACTTTGATACTATTGATGAAATCATTGAAGCTTTTAAAAGTGCTAATCTTGATAAAATGAAGGCAAAGGAAGCACAACATGCCAGTGATGCTTTTAAAAAGGGAACTAATGATGATGGAAAGTATAGAAGCGATTCTAGAAATAGATCAATGAAGATGCATGGTATTCGTGGTGCAATCGAACGTGGTGAAGACCCAAGAGCAGATACTTATGGTGGTGCTCAGAAAAAACCAGTTGATCATCGTGCAGGATTTTCAAAAAATCCATTAAATAATCCTTCAAGACCTGTTAAAAAACCTGGAGTATGAGTTTAAGACCCCTCTCATGAGGGGTCTTTTTTTTATCTAAATACCAAAAAAGGTAATGTCTCAATGGTTGACTATGAGAATCCTTGGATCTACAATGGAAAGGAATTTGATTCAAGTGATATTCAAGATTATTTTGGTTTTGTATATCGTATTGATTGCAGTCAGACTGGTCGCAAGTATATTGGTAGAAAGTATTTCTGGAGTTTCCGCACACCAAGAGGAAAATCTAGAAAAGTTAAGGCAGAATCTGACTGGAAGTGCTATTATGGATCGTGCCCAGAACTCAAGGAGGATGTGAAAAAGTATGGTAGGGAGAATTTTACGCGCACTATTATCTCATTACATAAAACAAAGGGCAAAACTAACTTTGAAGAAACAAGACAACTCTTCTTTAATAATGTCCTCACAGAAGGACTTGACGACGGAACCCCTGCCTACTACAATAGCAACATCCTCAGCAGATACTACAGAAAAGATTATTATGGTAGAAGCGACGACTGAAGAAATTGTTGGTCATGTTTATCATTGGGCAATGGACCGAATCGAATCAATGACAAAAACCAAACCCACAGAGAATCAATTTAAAGATGCTATGGCAATTGCTGGTGAATTTGAAGAATGGATTGATTCGGAAACGTTAGGAATAGAAGATATTGAAATTATGTCAATTGAACGGTATTAATCTTTACAAACACTAAAATATAAATACGTTAGTGTTTATAGAGATAATCCATGACTCTAGATCTTCATAACTTTTTTAAGTTTTATGATGATGGTAATGCGAATCATGTAGCAGCAGTGCAGTGGTTAGAGGATAACCTACCTGCTCAATTCCTAGATGATTCAGAGACTGATTGGATTGGCATCTTCAGAACTAAACCACCAACTCCAGCAGTACTTGATGTTCCATATTTTAATCAAGTAGATAACTACAGAGATGCACATAGAACTTGTAACAGTTCATCGTGCGCTATGTGCCTTGCCTTCCTCAAGCCAGGAAGTATCAAAGGCGACGATGAGTACGTTAAAAAGGTATTTGCGATTGGCGACACGACTGACCATGCGGTACAGACAAAAGTCCTCGCAGGTTATGGTATTAAGTCCCACTTTAGTTACAATCTTTCCTTTGCTGACATTGATAAGAGTCTTGATGCTGGAAAACCTGTTGTTATTGGTATCCTGCATCGCGGTTCTTTATCTAATCCTACTGGTGGACACATGTGTGTAGTCATCGGTAAGACTCCAGATGGTAAAGGATATTTTGTTAATGACCCATATGGTTCCCTCAACGATAACTATACTGGTCCTGTGACAAATGGTAAGAAGACCATTTACACTAAAGCAGTTCTCAAGCATCGTTGGTGCCCAGGAGGTAATGATGGGTGGGGAAGGATCTTCGACTGAGTTTAAGAAAAAAATTCTGGAAGAAGTGAAAAAACTCACAAACCAAGGACGACATAAAGAAGCAGACGAATTGTTTCAAATTTATTTTCCAAATGTAGGAGGACCAAATGGCAAGGATTGATTTACACAACTTCTTCAAGTTTTATGACGAGAAGAATCCTAACCATGTTAAAGCAGTTCAGTGGTTAGAAGATAATCTCCCAGTTAAGTTCCTTGAGGACAATGTAGATTGGGCAGAGATTTATCGTGGAAAAAAGACTAGTGCTGCACCAGACCCTGCCGCTGCTGCAGCTCCTGTAACTGGTGGTGATGATGTCCCACAAATGGGCATCAAGTTGATTAAAGAGTTTGAAGGATGCCATCTAAAGGCATATCCAGACCCCTTATCTGGTGGACTTCCAATCACAATCGGATGGGGTTCAACTCGTAAGAAAGATGGTTCCCCATTTAAGATGGGTGATGCAATCACACAACAGGAAGCTGATGAACTATTGATTAGTCAGTGCAAGAACCAGTTTCTTCCTGCACTTCGTAAAATTCCACATTGGGGGGAAATGTCAGATGGAAAAAGAGGCGCTCTTCTCAGCTTTGCTTATAATCTCGGCGCTGGTTTCTACGGTGGTGATAACTTTAATACTATTACTAAACGCCTGAAGAATAAGGAGTGGGACTTAGTTCCCGATGCTCTTTATCTCTACCGCAATCCTGGTTCTAATGTGGAAGCAGGTTTAGCACGTAGAAGAAAGGCAGAAGGTGAAGCTTGGAAAAAAGGATAAATAGTTACAATCATAACTGATTCTTGATCTTAACTGGTCTGAATCTACATAGCCCGAGT